GTACTTTACTAAAAAGACTTTTATCCCTAGCCCGGACGGCGGCATTTATGACCTTGGCTTCGGCGTCTTTCTCGGGCCGCTTAACGAAGCTGTTAATTCCCTGGTCAATATGCTTCTGGACGCAGGAACAATGCAGACAACCGGAGGGGGGTTTCTCGGGCGCGGGGCAAAGATCCGTGGCGGGGCCTACACCATTGCACCGTTTGAGTGGAAGCGGGTTGATTCCACCGGAGACGACCTGCGTAAATCAATTTTTCCCTTGCCTGTAAACGCGCCTTCTGATGTTCTGTTTCAATTACTGAGCTTACTTATCAATTACACCTCACGAATCAGCGGAACGACCGACGTGATGGTAGGGGAAAATCCGGGCCAGAATACTCCCGCCTCCTCTATGCAAACGATGGTGGAGATGGGGCAGAAGATCTACACGGCCATCTTCAAGCGCCTGTGGAGGTCCTCGAAGGAGGAGTTTGCGAAGCTCTACAAGCTTAACGGAATGTTCTTGCCAATGGACAAGCCACAGGTGGGCGGGGCAACTCGAGCGGACTACCTAGAGTCTGCTGACGGCATTTCCCCTGTCGCCGACCCGAACGTGACCAGCGACTCCATGCGCCTCCAACTCGCCGGGGCACTCAAACAGGCAGCGGCCACAACCCCTGGCTACGACCGGGACGCGGTGGAGATCAGGTACCTGAAAGCTCTCCGAGTCGATTCCGTCCAGGCGGTCTTCCCCGGCACCAAGGGCCAGCCTCCTGCCAAGGACCCCAAGCTGGCAATCGAGGAAGCCAAGATTGCTGGCCGTGCCGCCGAGCAGGACAAGGAACTTCAGGCCCGCATGCAAGAATTCATGGTCACGCTGCAGGAAGAGCAGCGTCTCAACAACGCGAAGATTATGCAGCTGACTGCGCAGGCTCAGAACGAGGCGGCCTCTGCTCAGACCGAAGCTGCCTACGCTCAGGTCGCGGTCTTGAACACCGAAATCTCCCGCGTCAAGGCGGAAAATGAGCAGATCAACGCGCGGATTGAGCATACTCTTGCAGCGCTCAAGCTCCAGTCCGAGCACCAAATCAAGAGCGCGGTTAAACCGAAGGAGACTAAATGAGCCGAGCACTGACAGAAGAAGAGTTTAACGACTGGCAGCGCCACCCCATGACGCTGGCACTTAAAGAAATTCTTGCAAGCAAGCGTGAGCAATTACGGCTTGCCTGGGAAGGCGGTTCCTTCACGGATTATGAGAGCCAGACAATGGCGCTTGTAAACGTAGGGAACATTGGGACTTGCAAAGGCTTTGCCTACGTGCAAGATTTAGATTATGTTCAATACTTAGGAGAGATAGATGAAAAATGAATCTGGCCTTGAGCCGCGCGGGGTTGCCGTGCTGATCAAGATGTATGAACCTGAACGCAAGGGCGCGCAGATTGTGCTGCCCGACGACGTTCAGGGGAGGATGAGTATGCTGGAAAACCGCGCTATTGTAGTGGCGGTAGGGCCAAGTGCCTGGCACGATGAACCCTTCCCGCGGGCAGCTGTAGGTGAAAAGGTCTTCGTGACCAAGTTCGCTGGCTTCACCGCCAAAGGGCCGAAAGATGGAGAGATGTACCGTCTGGTCAATGATCGGGACATCTTCTGCGCTATTGTCGAGGAGGCCAGCCATGTCTGATCCCGTAGTCGAAAGCGCCGCAGCTCCTGAAGTCCAGGCCGCAGCTGAAAAAATGGGCTGGATTCCCCCTTCTCGTTTCAAAGGTTCACCGGAGAAATTTGTTGATGCAGACTTATATATTGAGCGGGGCGAAACAGTTCTCCCCATCGTGCGAGAACAAAACAAGCGACTCCACGGAGAACTCGAAACCCTTCGGGCCGAGTCTGCGAAAACTGCCGCAGCCCTCAAAGCCGCCCAGACTGCTATCGACCAAATTGAAGAACGTCACACCGTTGAAACTCAAAAGGCCGTAGAGCGAGCTCGTCAACAGGTTAAGGCCCAGTTGTCCGCAGCTTCCGAAGCGGGCGATCATGAAGGCGTCGCGGAGTTGACGGATCAGTTGGTGAAACTGAACGTGGCCGAGCCGGAGAAGAAGCAGGCGCCGCCTCCTCCGCCTCCTGCGCAGTTCGTTCCCGATCCTGCCCTCACGCAATGGAATGCAGAAAACCCCTGGTTTGGAACCAACCGTCGTAAAACCTCGTTAGCTCTCGGCATCGCCGAAGAACTTCGCGAGGCTGGCGAAACCAGCACGGGCCGGGCCTTTTTCGAGAAGGTCGCAGAGGAAGTGGCGAAAGAGCTCGGTGAGCAGCAGCCACGCGGGGACAAGGTGGAAGGCTCGCGCGGAAGCTCCGACGGGGAAAGCCGCGGTAAGGGCAGCCGAACCTACGCTTCCCTCCCTGCTGATGCGAAGGCCGCGTGCGACGCCGAAGCCCGGCGTTTCGTAGGCGAGGGGAAAAAGTACAAAACCATCAACGACTGGCGTACACGCTACGCCGAGATATATCACGGAGCTTAATCATGGAACCATTAGTTAAAAAATCTTCATCCGAGCGCAAACGCGTTCCTATGAGCGTGCCGGTGCAGCGTCTTGAAACACCTGACATTCCCGGCTACCATCAGCATTGGTTCGTGAACTCTCCCGAGCGTCTCCAGCGTGCCCTTGATGGCGGCTACGAGTTCGTAGAGGACCGCGAAATGCGGATCAACAATGTATCCCTTGGAGGTGATTCGGCCAAGTCCGGTAACACTGACATGGGGTCACGAGTAAGTGTTGTCTCCGGGCAAGAGGTAGGAAAAGACGGGCAACCTACACGCCTTGTCTTGATGAAAATCAAGCAAGAATGGTGGGAAGAGGACCGTAAAAAACTCGAGGATAAGAATACGCAGGTCAGGGACTCCCTTGTCGGCGGGATGGTTGGAGCGGAACATGAGAGTTTCGGGGACCGCCAGCACCGCTACGTGGATAAGTCTCGCACGTCCATCCCGGACTTCTTTAAATCCAAGCGCAAGAGCGCTTAACTGAACGGAGATTTTCATGGCAAACGCTAATCGTCCGAGCGGGTTTACTCCAAAGCAGTACCTAAACGGTGCTCCTTGGAATGGCCAGGCTCGCATTTACTCTATCGCAGCGGCTTATGCTACTGCCCTCTACATCGGAGACCCGGTTAAATCTAGCGGGACTGCCGATGCAAACGGTGTTCCAGGGATTGTCCTGGGCGCTGCAACCGGCGCACTTCGCGGCGTGATCGTCGGCCTCGGAACTTCCGAAGGCATGATGGGCAACCCAGGGAATGTTGACATTACCTACCGGCCAGGTGCGGCGCAAGCCAAAGACTGGTACGCAATGGTGGTGGACGATCCTCAGGTGCTGTTTGAAATTCAAGAGAATTCCAACACTGTCCAGATCGCCGCTACGGAAATTAGCCTTAACACCATCTCCCTTGCAGGTACTGGCAACGGTTTCAGCTCCGGCTGGCAACTGCCCTCCGTCACTGACGCTATCCCGGCAGTTACGGCAACCCTCCAGCTTCGGTTGATGGGTCTGTCGCGCAAGCTGGAAAATTCGTTTGGTGCTTACGCTAAGCATCTGGTTCAAATCAACGTACACGAGCTTGCCCACGGCACTGGCTCGGCAGGAGTATAACATGGCTGGCGGTGTAATCAATACAGGCTCGCATCCTAAACTGCTGTGGCCAGGGGTTTTTACCACCTGGGGCCAGGTCTACGACCAGCACGCAAAGGAGTACACGGATCTTTATGAGATCAAGACCTCCGACAAAGCGTACGAGCAGGGTGTTCAAGTCACTCCGTTCGGTCTTGCCCCTGTGAAGGGCCAGGGCGCTCCGGTGACCTATGACGGCGAGCTGCAAGGTGTGGTTTCGACCTACACTCACGTAGCGTATGCTTTGGGCTTCATTGTTACGTTTGAAGAACTGCGTGACAATCAGTACAAAGAAGTCGCTACGCGTCGTGCAGAGGCCAATGCGTTCTCCATGAATCAAACCGTGGAAAACGTGGCAGCCTTCCCGTACAACAACGCGTTCGCTACGACGTACTTCACCACTGGCGATGGCGCAGCCTTGTGCTCTGATTCCCACGTGAATGCTACGGGCGGTACCTTCAGCAACGTGCTCAGTACTGCGGCGGACTTGACCGAAGCTTCTATCGAAGACATGACTATCCAGATCATGGGTGCTACCAACGACACAGGCTTGCTGATCAACATCATGCCCAAGTCGCTGCACGTGTCTCGCCAAAACTGGTACAATGCTAACCGCATTCTCCAGTCGGTGCTGCAATCAGGAACTACAGCTAACAACAATATCAACGTGTTGAAGGCGACTAATGTATTCCCTGACGGCATTAAGATGAATCACTACTTCCAAGACGTGGATGCGTGGTTTATCCGTACAAACTGCCCGAATGGCATGACCATGTTCTGGCGCGATGAGCCGATGTTCGATCAGGACAACGACTTTGACACTAAGAACGCTAAGGCTGCAAGCTATATGCGTTTCAGCGTGGGCTGTACAGACCCTCGTGGAGTGTATGGGACTCCGGGCGCCTAAGTAAGGTTGCCTATTGGCGTGGATTATGACCCCGTAACCCGCGCCAATTAACAACCTCCCTTAACCAACTAAAGGAATATCATGTCAGGATCTTACAGAACTGCCGACGCGACCGTAGCTGCCCATAGTGCTTTCGCTGTCACCCCAAGCGACTCAACTATTTTTCCCACTACCAGGGGGCTGTATGTTGGAGGAGCCGGAAACATTAACGTCCGTATGGCGGAGGATGATAACATTGTTCTCTTTACTGCGGTTCAAGTTGGCACTATCCTCCCCGTACAAGTGACGCAAGTTCTTGCAACTTCCACCACAGCGACTAGTATAGTCGCGCTTAACTAAGGACAGCTATGGGACTCTCCGGCATTTTTATCGGGCTGCGTTAACTAAGGGTTTTTATGACCGCTCCAAATAACCATACGCCAGTATCTATAATCAGCGATGCGTACTTTGACGCGGGGCTGACCCAGGAAGGGCAAGTCCCCAACTCAGAGCAGACCGTTATGGGGATGCGCAAACTGACGGACATTGTAAATCTGTTTCAGACGCAGGGGTTAAAGCTTTGGCTGAATGAAGATAAGACTGTGCCACTGGTCGCAGGGACGGGAACATACACCCTTGGCCCAGCTGGGAGTATGGTCATGGCCAAACCGCCTCGAGTGATCGACGCTTACTACGCTGACGTAAACGGAATCCGACGTCCACTAGTTCCTCTAGCGTGGAGTGAGTACGTTCGTTTAAGCCAGGTCAGTCAGACAGGGCAGATCAATTCTTACTTCGTCGACAAGCAGCAGACGCAGCTCAGTGTGTTCTTCTGGCTAATCCCTGACGCGGTTGCAGCGACAGGGGCAGCCCACTTGGTACTGCAGAACCAAGTTACAAACTTCATCACACTGACAGAGACGATGAACTTTCCGCTTGAGTGGAGGATTGCCCTGCGATGGGCGCTCGCGGACGAGCTGGCGACTGGTCAGCCTCAGGCGATTATGGACAGGTGCCAGGCCCGTGCTACGGCGTATCGGCTGATGCTGGAAGACTGGGACGTAGAGGACGCACCGACGCGCTTCACCCCTGATGGGCGTAGCCAGTACACAGCTGGAGGGTTCAGATAATGGCCCAAGCGCAGTCAG